CACATTGGGCTTGCGCCCCCGCTCAATTTTATATTCTTTGCCACCTACGCCAAACTCCAGGCTAACCAACATGTTTTTAGCATTGGTTTTATTGACCAGGTTGTCTTTGCGGATATTACTGAGTGCTGTGCCGTACAAGGCATAGCTGAGTGCGTTGATGATTGTGGTCTTGCCTGTGCCATTGCGACTGCCGTCGCCACCCAGGTCCAAGTTTTCTCCCAATACCAGCGTTAAATCTTTTCGATCAAAATCAATAGCCTGGGTACTGTTGCCCACACTCATAAAATTCTTAACTGTTAAATTTCTTATATGGATCATAAAGTTTTACTGTAATCTATCAAAGAAGATCGAATCAAATCAGATTGTTTTGACAAATAATATCTTATGTAGTCAAAGCAAATTAGGCGCCCGTTTAAATTTAAAAATTTAATAATAGAATCATATTGTTTGTAATACGATTCCTCGGTAAACAAAGATCCAAAAGGTAAATTAAACACACGATCGTGTATAATTTTACTTGCATTAAATTCTCTAACTTCTTCATCAATGGGAGTCGTTGTATTTTTTACTTTATAATTGCCCAACCACTTTATTAATTTTGTGCCATCTTGATCAGTTGGCATAATTCGTATAATTTTAGCATGCGGAAAGGTGTCAAGTATGTATTGTACCTGCGAGTCTAGATACATGTGACAACCAAAAATAACTTGATCTAGCAATGAATAATTTAGATTTCTGTCGCCCAGATTGGCCGCCAGATTGTAAAACCACTGATCATTGAATGTATAACGACTATGTTGATCCATTGATTCATAATCGGCAGTGAACATATGTACACGCCCGTTATCGCCAATGCCGTAATATTCGCAACCGGTGCGCAAGTAATGCTTGTCGATAATTGAAATTAATAAATCTCCCGCCGCACCTGTTGGATACACAACAAATATACAGGGATCGTTGCGAGTAAAGTCAACACCGTCGACAAAATTCCTTGATTCCAACAACTCGTTTTTATTACAGAGCATTATAAATCTTCAGCAACAATTTGTTGTCGTAAAATTCTGATTCAATGTTGGTCAGTTGATCGGTTACAATCTGATCCACACTTTCAAATTTGACTTCACCTGGCGCCATGTCAGCGTCCACAGCACTGTTTTTTACATTGATCAAGGCCATTTCTCTGAGATTGTATTCTCGAACAAATGTTTCTTTGATAAAGTTTGCTTCTTCGTAACTGATATCAATATCCAACTCCACACGCACATGCATGTTGGCGGCCAACAGCTTAGGTGCTTGATCAATTACATTGCTCAATTTCATCACACGGTACAAGGGCTGTCCAGGCCATGCATGATATTCCGGTTCTTGTCCCCAACCCAACACCATCATGCCACGGGCACTGTCGCCGGCATCGGCAAAATTGTGTGGAAAGCAGTTGCCAATGTAGTTGATATTTTTTTTCTGTTGTCGCAGATGAAAGTGCCCTGAAAATACGCCATCAAAGCCGCCAAAGCTTTCGACCTTGACCTCACCGTGGTCTGGCATCTCTACCATGGCATTCATTTTAAAATGAGGAAGTTCAAAGTGGCCAAACATGTACTTGGCCGTCATTTTTGGGATCTTCTTATGATCATCGCCCACCAGCCAAGGAGCAATTACAACATCACCGTCTTGGAACCAATCATTGACAATTTGAATATTGGGTATGTGTTTGGCCCACTCGGTTGAGTAGATGTCTCGTTTATCTCGATAATACAAATCATGATTTCCGGGAATAAAATAAAAACGATCAAACGCCTTAGATAGTTTTTCCAGGCTTCGTAGACTATACTGTAAGGTCTGCATGTTAATAGCGGCTCGTTGGTGACTCCAATCACCAAGGAACATACCAGTTTCACACCCATTGGCTTGGGCAGTCTCAATAAACCAATCAATAAAATCACTACAATCTTGATTGTGTTGAAGACTGTTTGATTTAAGACCAAAATGTATATCTGTGCAGACAGCTACTTTTTTAAATAAATTCATATTTGATATTATAACATGTATCCCATAGCATTTGCAATCTCTTTGTGCGTCAACCCAAAGTTTTCATTTCTCCATTTGTCGAGTTGTTGCATATACTCTATAAACTTCTCTCCATTGCTACCTGGGCTTTTTTTGACACGATTGGCAATGCTTTGAAGTTCTGGAATGCTACTGTTTTGAAATTTTTCAATTACCAAATCCTTTGCTGCTTGAGTCATATAGTCAATATTCATAAATTGAGGTCCTTTTAAAACATTTAAGACTACCCTCAACCCAGTTGATTCTGCCCAAGAGTACAACTCATCTAAATATAAAACATTTTGAATATTTACAGTAGTAAACAAGTAAACACTAAACTGGTCGTCAACCAGTCGACTCAGTTTTTTAATATTCTCTTCAATTTCTTGCCAAGAACCGCCGCGTTCGTATTCAAATCTTGGTCCAACACAGTCAACGCTAATAGCCAAGTCAATATGTTTAAATTTTTTAAACGTGTCTATTAGATGAGCTGGAAATACAGATCCATTGGTATTAAAATGTAACCTGATGTTCTGTGCTCGTTCCATTTCAACAGCCTTGCTGAGCAAAGTGTTTAAATTCTTTAATAAAAAAGGCTCACCACCATAAAAATCAAGATTTTCTATCTGGCACAGCAACTCTTCAAATTCTTGAATAAATTTTTCACTATTTTCAAACCAACGACTGCCATCAATGAATTTTTGTATTTGTAATTTAGATTCAGGATTAGTTGATTTTGCTAGTTGTTCGCCAGCATACAACGAACTTGATTGTGCATTACAAATTCTGCATTTAAAATTGCACACATTGCCAGGCTTTAAATCCAAACTATACACACCAGGCTTAGAAAGCCATGTGGTATACAATTGTTGTCTATCCAGAAGTAAACTTGCTTGCCTAGAACTTGTAAGTCCGATGTCTTCAAGATTCCAACAATGGGAGCAATCACTAGATTTAATACCGTTTAAAAAATCATTGCGTAATTTTTCCATTTTTTCAGAATAAAAAATTTCGTTAATTGATTGATCCGGAACTTGTCCTACTGTAGTTTTATACAAACAACAAGGTTTAACGGCACCTTGATGGTTAATTTCAAGATGTTTAAACGGAAAAACACACATGGTATCGGGCACAACAAATCCATTGTCAAGTGGTACAGAGTCACACTCAATTACAATCTGTTGCATTGTAGTATCGGTCAACCCCATACGATCAGTTAAATCTACAGGGCAACAAATTAATATAAAACAATGGCTAATATCAATTATCATTGCTGCCTGTTGAATATGCTCAAGTAACTTGATTCCAGGATCTTCGTTGGTGTAAAAAACCAATCGTTCATTTTCTTTGTATTCAGACTTGTAATGGTCTGTAAACAATTTAAAAATAGCGCCAGGCGACTTGGAAATATCAGCCATGTCTACAAAACATACAACCTTGTATGTTTTTTGCAATTGTTGGTACAACTCAGTTGGTAGCATTGTCTTTATTGTATTCTTCAACATCAATATTGATACCCGCAGGCTCCGCCACTGGTCGATCCACAATGTAAGTGGTGATGGTAACAGGACCACTCAGCTGAGCCATACTGGGCCGGCCGGCATTTTGTCTTGTCCACGACGGACTTAGCCCGTTGATTTCCAAAATGTCATCACGAATGTTTTGACTTTTCTTTTCCAAATTCAAGATGCGAGTAAAGCTGTTGGTAATGGCAGCAGTGTAGTAGGCAAATGGATTTTGACTTTTGCTTTCGTCAAACTGTAGTCCAATTTGACTCAGTTGCAACAGGGCCTGGCCGCGCATTTCTTCGTTGTAGGTGTAGCCGCGCCAGTTTGATCTGGTGGCATAGCGTTCACACAGCTTCATAAACATGTGTGCAAGTTTGCGTGTCATGTCGCCGTGATCCTTGGAAAATTCTCCGGTTTCAAGATTGCCTTTCCAATGACTACGGCCAACAAGGTATTTTTCTTTGTTATTATCCAGGCGCCAATGCTCAAATGGAGGAAAGTTCAGTCGCTGCCGAACCGGATTCAACAGCACATCATCCAGCAGCTCGTCTAGTGAATCATCAATGGGCTCGTCTTCAAATTGCAGTAGGTCTTCCAGTTTTTGTTTTTTCTTTTGTTCTGATGTGGGAATTTTTTTCTCTGCCATTGGGATATGATCCCAGCAGCTGATACGGAACACCAAATCAGTGTTGGGGATTTTCACAGGGTCAACTATAGTGCCCAGTCGTTTGAGACGGTCAGCACGATTTCGGCGTGCTTCGGCAATGGTACGCTGATTGATTTTGTCCAGGCTGGGCAAAATAATGTCGTATTGACTGTCCGCATCAGGATTGACATAGTAGCAGTAGGTGTTTTTGCTGGCGTGAATCTCTTTTAAAATGTCTCTGTTGTTGAGATAATTTACTTTTGGCGCTATCGGAGTTGATGATATTGATTTGGTAGAATCCAAGTTGGATATAGTGCGTTTTGTTGCCACAGGCAGTGTCTCCTCGTAATGTATTTATTATAGCATGGTTTACCGTGTTGTCAACCTTTATCATTATGTGCCCAGTTTATTTTTGCAATAAATAAGGTATAGGAAACAATAACCATGGCAGACTACAGCCCAAAAAAAGCAGCACTATATAACAGCTTGATTCAAAAAGGCATGTCCCAAGATGCGGCGTTTGCTCAGTCTGGCATCAGCGAAGCTGAAGCTACCAACTATGCCATTGGCGATAATGGACAGTTAGGAGCCACCATAGCCGGCGGCGGCAGCAAAGTGGCCGGTGTTGATTATGATCCACCAACCGCAGCCGAAGCTGCACAAAGCGCCAGGGCCGACCAAGCCGAAGCTGCTGACAGTGCCAGGTTTGACCAAGGGCTAAAGTCACCATCAAACTTTGAACAGGTTGATTATGCTCAAGATGCCGCAGCGCAGCCCAGCAGCAAAACTCCAATCAACTATACCACTACCAGTACGGAAACAGTCAGTGGAGGAGGGTCAACCACAGTCACTGCTGGAGCCAGAACTCCCAATGCAGCCAGCCAGGCAGTGCAACCGGCAATTGCGGCAAAACAAGCTGAAATTGATCAGTTCCAGAAAGACAATCCCAGCGACTTTGCTAGAAAAAAACAAGGTCTTCCACCTCTCAGTCCCGAGGAAAAACAAGAACGACAAGAAAAACTAGACAAACTGTCAGCTGAAAGAAGCGAACTTAAAAACAAACAAATTGATGCCGAAACACCAGGTGCGCCAACAGTAACCACAGTACCCAATACCACAACAACTACTTCGGGAACCACCAGCACCAATGAAGCAGTTGATTCAAACAATGATCAACAGCAGGCACAACAAACCGAAGCGCAGATAGATGCTCAAGGCCGGGCACCCAATGCTGACACGGCTGCCGCCGCAGCACCAGTTACTCCCGAAGAATTAGGAAATGACTATGGATTCACCAGCGAAGAAACCGACGGCGCAGACGCAGTTGAGTTGGGCGAACCCGAGGCAGTTGACGATCCATTTGAAGCTGAAAGATTAGAAAGAGAACAAGAACTCAATGATAACCCAATAGATGTTGATCCTGCTGATGTTGACCCTGCGGATGATCCGTTCGAAGCTGAGAGATTAGAAAGAGAACAAGAACTCAATCGACAAGAGCTAGCCGAACAAACAGCTGAACCTGCAGCAGTTACTGATGACCCCACAGTCTATCCAACTGATGAAGAAACAATTGCCCAAGATGCAAATCAGGCCGCTGCTCGCGCACAACTGCAAGCTGCTGATGCACAAGAAGCTGCTGCTCAACAAGCTGTTACATTGGACAAGGCCCGAGCACAAAATACCATTGCCAATCAACGCAGCAACAAAAACAACGCCGACTGGCGTGTCAAACTGCGCCTAGCACCCCTAGCCGATTATCTGTACATGGCCAAGCCGCCAGGAATTTTAGCACCCTTGGCACCAGATGGTGTGATATTCCCCTACACTCCCACAATACAGACCAGTTACAAGGCCACTTATGTCACCACGGACATCACACATTCCAATTATAAAGGATATTTTTATCAAGGCAGTGCAGTGGAACCGTTTACAATAAGTTCGACTTTCACAGCACAGAGCACAGCAGAGGCCGAATACCTGTTGGCAGTGATACACTTTTTTAAATCTGTTACCAAAATGTTCTACGGACAAGATCCACAGCGCGGAACACCGCCGCCCTTGGTGTATCTGACCGGCCTGGGTGAGTTTCAATTCAACGAACATCCTTGTGTGGTCAGTGGATTCACATATGACCTACCAGCTGATGTGGATTATATTCGTGCCTACAGTCCCAATGTAAATAACAGCAATATGCTACAGCAACGCCAATCAAACAATTCAACTGGCCCTGGCACATCCTGGGGCAATGGCATACTGGGCGGCGTACTGGGTGGTGCAGTAAACAGATTGGCATCATCCAAACTGTTCAACGGACAGCCCTTGCCAAAAGGCGGCCAAAATATTCCGCCAGCGCCGCAGACACTGGGATCAAACACAATTCCCACATATGTGCCAACCAAAATGACCATATCAGTTTCGCTGTTGCCAGTGGTCAGTCGTCAAGCACAGAGTCAACGATTCAGTGTACGACAATATGCCACCGGTGATCTGCTCAAAGGAGGAATGTGGTAATGGCAACTTATAATTCAACCAGTCCATATGCAACCACTGGCTACAGTCAGTTCTTCCTAGACACCATGGTCAATAGACCAATCCCCTCACAGTCCGACGATCTGGTGTTTACCATCAATCAAACTTATCAGTACAGACCAGATCTACTGGCATTTGACCTGTACGACAACGGTGGCCTATGGTGGGTGTTTTATCAACGCAACCCCAACACACTCACAAAACCACCATTGGATTTTGCAATGAATACCAATATCTATGTTCCCAAACTGAGCACACTAAGAGCAGTGTTGGGATTCTAAACTATGGCAACACCAGCAGAAATTGAACAACGGATAGCAGCAGCTCGCGCAGCGCTGGGCCCGTTGGAGGCCGCTAATGGCGCTGCCCGGCGCGAAGTTGCTGTGTTGGAAGCCGAAAAAGATCAGCTGATAGCGGCTGCTCGAAAACAAGCTCAGGGCGGCGACCAAGCCGGAGCAAAACTTCTGCGCGAGCAGGCTGCTCAGCTTGATGCCAAAATTGACGCAGCCGGCGACGCAGCCGCACAGGCACTCGAGGCCGAACAAGCAAAAATTCGAACTCTTGAAAATGATCTGTACGCAGCACAGCAAAAAGCAGATTTTGATGCAAAACAAACAGCCCCCACTGCCACCTCTGAAGTAAAAGAATCAGCCGACGGCGCCACACAAAATCCTGCACCACCGCCGGCCAGTGCCAACGAACGGCTGACCACAAATCAAGCTGCCACTCTGGCCGCCAACACAGACACAGGAACCAACCCTCCTGTAAAGACCCTGGCTCAGACTCAGAGTGTTCCACCAGCCAATACTGGCCGCAGCACAGAAGGACGGCCTGCAGGCGCAGCCGGTGTGGGTGCCGGCGAAGACAGCGGTCAGACAGCAGCAAACACTCAACGAATTCTCAACGCATTCAACAAAACAAGATTTGCTCCTAGAAACAACATATTGGATCAGTATGCCAGTTACACCTATAACATTGCCTGGTACTTGATGGATCCAGCCAGTGTTGCTGCATTGACAAAAACTGGAAAGGCCAATTATGCCGCTTACAGTTTGTTGATGCAGAGTGGTGGAGCTTCTACCGCTCCCAACGCAGCAATTGCTCGCAATAAATTTTTTGAATTAGATTATTACATTGACAATTTAGAAATTAAAAGTAAAATAACAGGAAAAGGCACTGGCCGGGCCAACAATACAACAGACATCTCATTTACTGTGACAGAAACAACAGGCATAACACTGATTGATAATCTTTATAACGCAGTGCAAAGTGTGTATAAAAATTCTGATATTCCTTATGTTTCTGCAATGTATTGTTTGGTCATAAAATTTTACGGCTACGACGAAACTGGCAAGATAGTGCAGGCCAGCAACAGCGACAACAACAATGCTCTAGTGGAAAAAATTATACCATTCAAACTGTCTGAGTTGAATTTTTCTGTGGGAAACAAATTGGTTGAATACTCGGTCAAGGCAAAACCATTGGTATACGATGTGGGGTTTGGATCCAATTTGGGCGTGATAAAAGCACCAATTGAAATCACCGGCGCCACAGTAAAAGATTTATTAATGAATGGCATAGCAAATGCAGAAGTGTCAGCAGACGACGGCAGAATTACAACTCCACAGCCACCGGCCCCTCCAGTCAATGTGGTACCTGCCAATGCTGGAGTAGATGAAAATGGTAGTTTCACCGGCGAAAGTCTTTCGCCATTCCAGGTAGGAGCATAATCATGGCCACTGACTTTTTCGCCAAACGACCGGGCATAATAGCTCGAATGCGTGCAGCCGACGCAGCTATGTTGGCCAAGGGTGCAGCAGCGCGAGCAGCCGTAGCAACACCACCACCACCCGTAGCAACACCACCACCTAAGGCCAATGCAGTAGCTATTAAAAAAAGTAAAATAGCAGCAGTCGGCTTAGTAGATTCATTAAATGCAGCCGAACAAAAATTGGTTGCTGATGGTGTATGGGAAGTGGCCAATGTATACAAAATTGAATTTGCACCGCCAGCACTGGGTGATGCAAAAGTTACCAAAGGTGGCAAACCCAACAAAGCCAAAGTTCCCATGCAACAAAGTGTCAATCAGGCTGATGCTCTCAATCCTGCTACCAATTCTGTATCATACGATGTTAGAACTTTTGACTTTGCTGCTGGCACTCCAATTGTTGCAATTCTTGACGAAATATTAAAAAACAGCAGTTACATCACAGATCAAGCGGCCTGGATGGTTGACGAAGTTAGTCAACAAACCAAGCCACAGAAACCATTGGGCGATCTTGGGTGGTATAAAATTTCAGTAACCACTTCGCCGTTGCAGTATGACAAAAAAAGAAGAGATTTTGCGTATAATATAACATATACCATCAGCGCATATGGTATAAGCAGCATGATGAGCGAGTATTTTCCAGCCGGCACTCTGCGTGGAATACACAAAAGTTACAAGTATTGGTTTACTGGACAGAACACACAGGTGATACGATATGAGCAGCAATTCAATTCTGCATATAAATTGACCTTTAGCAATTCTACAATTGCAACCAACACCAAGGCCTTGACCAATCAACTGGCCCGAGAAGCTCCTGCAATTGAATATCAAGCAGCAGTTGCCGGCAGTAGTAGTCAAGGTGCCGATGGAATAACCAACAGCATTGGTGCAAGTGCAGCTGATTATTTGTACAGTCCAACTGACATTGCCACGGTAAATCTCAACATCATTGGAGATCCAGCTTGGTTACAACAAGGCGAAGCAGCCACTGGTGTTAAGTCACTGGAATTCAATTTCAACCCATTTAATCCCGACGGTGGAATCAATTTTGACGCCCAAGAAATTATTTTTGATCTGCAATGGAACACTGTGGCAGATTACGATGTCAACGGTACCGGCCTGGCAAGTCCTAACAAAACTCCCAACACAGCTCAGGCATCTCAGACCTACACCTACACAGCCACTGAATGTACTAACAAATTTAGCAAAGGCAAATTTGAACAAGACCTTCGGGGCAAATTATTTCAAATTACTGATCCAAGAACCAAAGCGCCAGCATCAGGTAGCCTATCCGCTGGAGATTTTGCCCGTCAAGATCGAGCAGTACCAGCAACTCAAGAACTTACCAATGCGGACCTAGCAAGAAAAAATCAAGCACTACTAGCAGCACCAACTGAATCATTGGCCACACCGGGCATTGAATCAGCTCAAGCATTGCTCACAACTGAATTAGGAGGTCAACAACTGTTGGCACCAGCAGTCACGTTGCCACCAACATTGACTCTGGGGGGCATTGCATCAAATGCCGATTCTTTTGTTAAATCACTACAGGACCCAAATGCACCACCTTACACCGGCGATGATCCAATTGTTAGACAACGACTGGGACTCCCACCGTTGCCGGCCACTCCGGGTGCAACGCAACTGATAGTTAGAGATACCTAAGGATAACACATGTCTGAAAATATACAAAGAAACAGTGGCGTAGCACCCAATTACAAATACGACCGTGGCGGAATGAAAGCGGACTTTGGTCCGTTTGTCGGCGTGGTAAAAAACAATGTTGATCCAACCAGACAAGGTCGGTTACAAGTTTATATTGAGCAGTTTGCCGGGTCCGATCCATCAAATAAGTCGCTGTGGCGCACTGTGAGTTATGCATCTCCGTTCTATGGAGCAACACCACCACAGGCTGGTAAAAAAGGTGATACTAACTCGGTAGGAGGATACCTGGACGGGAATCCGCAAAGTTATGGCATGTGGTTCACGCCTCCAGATCTTGGAGTAAGTGTGTTGTGTTTCTTTGCCGGCGGCGACCCAAACTTGGGCTATTACATGGGATGTATTCCAGATCAAGGCATGACGCATATGATTCCGGCCATTGGGTCCAGTGCAAATTTTGATTTACAAAACAGTGATCAACAAAGCTACTACCTGGGCGCAACTGTATTGCCGGTGACAGAAATCAATCCAAACAATTCAAAGATAGACAATAATCCGCAATTCTTTAATCAACCAAAACCTGTACACAGCTTTATAGCAGCTGAAATGTTTCAGCAAGGCACACTGGCTGATCCAATGCGCGGCCCCATCAGTTCAACCAGCCAGCGAGAAAGTCCCAGTGCTGTGTTTGGTATCAGTACGCCAGGGCGGCCAGTGTACCAAGGTGGATTTTCAGAAGTTGATATACAACAACGCATCGCTGCTAGAACTATCAATGCCACAGATGTAAATGTGATTGGCCGTCGTGGCGGCCACAGCATTGTGATGGATGACGGCAATCTCAACAACAAAGACAATCTTGTGCGTGTTCGCACAGCCGGCGGTCATCAGATCACAATGAGTGACGACGGCAACTTCTTATACATCATTCATGCCAATGGACAAACTTGGTTAGAAATGGGACAAGAAGGCACACTGGATGTGTATGCTACCAACTCGGTTAATGTTCGCACACAAGGAACAATTAATTTTCACGCAGACAAAGACATCAACATGTTTGCCGGTGCTCGTATCAATATGAAAAGTATGGAAGGCACAACTGTAGAATCTGAAAAGAAATTGACATTTTACAGCACAGAAGAAACCGTTCTGTACAGCAAAGCTCGCATTGCTGTCAAAGCCGACGGCAGTCTAGCACTGGCCAGCAACAACGGATCATGGAACGCTGGGTCTGCCATGACATTGCAAGCCGGCGGCATTGATCTCAATGGCGGATCTGCAGAAAATGTAGATGCACCCAAGAAGTTGGAAAAATATGTAATGCCTGAAACAGAATTCAACAACGCCACTGGTTGGCAAATTTCTTCTTCGGGATTAGAAAGCATTGTGACCAGAGCACCCACGCACGAACCGTGGCCGTTTCACAATCAAGGCGTCAGCGTAGAAGTACCAATGGAACCTGGGCAACCAACCACTCCGCCAAATACTCCGCCACTGCCTGCAGGATTTACAGGAACAGTATCATAACATGGCTAAATTTAGTTTTAATCTTCCCAATGGATTGTTATTCACATTAGAAGCTCCTGCTGGAACCACTGCAATTGAAGCTGAACGAGTTTATCTTGAACAGTTGGCCGCTGGCACATTTGTTGGTTTAAAATCTGGTGACACATTGCAGTCGCCGACCACAACTGGTGTTCAATTTTCTCTGTCACGCCTTGACAGAGGAACAGCCGGCGTTCCAGATGTTCCGTTGCTGGCCATTTACGGAGAAGCAGTGGTTTCGTCGTTGCCTGCATTGAGAGATGTGCCAATCAACAATGGCATTACAGTGTCTGATTATGTGGACACATCAGTGGTGACTGCGTCAATAGGCCCATTGACTCCGACTAATGTTCAAGCAATTATGGCAGCAATTGCTGCATGTGTGTGTCAACCAGCCGATGTTATCACAAACGAACTGGGGTGCGGCAAGTACGGGTTCAATTGCGATCAGTTGGAAGCAGCCGGGTTACTAAAACCTGGCACATGCGCAAGATTTTTACAAGGACCATAATGGCTACTTTACCAAATATTCCTGGATTACCTAACTTACCGGCCTTTACGGGTATACCCAACCCAAGCAATTTCATCAGTGTGTTGAACAGTCCCAGTGTATGGACCGGCAAAGATGGTGTTACTGGAGTAAATGCGCTGCTGTCAAATCCAGCACTGCAAGATAAAATTCAATTTGGGCTTATGAAATCCAGTTTTGATACATTGGTCGAAACTGGTCAAATCAAAACACCCGGTGTTAATTTAACTCCACCAGTTGGACAACTGTATGATGCTGCTGCTAATTTTGGCAAAAATTTAATATCAGCATCTGCTGGGCTGGTCAAGGCACCAGATGTGCTGAGTAAACTATCCACCAGTGGGTTAGAAAATTCATTATCCTCGTTGGAATCTAAATTGTCCGGACTGGCCGGCAGTTTAAAATCAGCAGTGAGCGGCGGCCTCGACGGTGTTGGCAATATTGGCAGCAGTATTGGCAGCAGTTTTGGCAGCAGTTTAAAAGGTGGTGCTGCCGGACTCAGTGCAAGCATTAATTCGGCAGTCAATGCATTAAATGATCCCAACGCACCGCCCTACACCGGCGATGATCCGATTGTCAGAGCTCGACTGGGACTGCCTGCAATAACCCAAGCAGGGGCAGATGCATTGGGCGGCGCCAGTGCTGCCCTTGCATCCAACAAAGGAATAGCAGACCTTGGCGGCCTGCTGGCAAATTCTAGCAAATTTGGCGTGGGCACTGCCACGGCCTGGGCCAAAGGAATTGAAAGTTCAGCCAGTTCAACAGGATTAGATGTAAACAGTGTGGAAGGTGTTGCCAGTAGCCTCAAAGGCATTGCCAGCGGCTTCGAAAGTTCAGTCAGCGGCTTTTCAAAATCCGGCGGCATCACCGGTGCCATTGGCAATTTAGGAAGTCTAAAAAGTGCCGGTGCCGACTTTGCCGCAAAAGCAGAAGCATTAAAACCACAAATGGATTCGTTGGCCAAACAAGGACAGTTTGCTGTTAATTTTAGTGATTTCAAATTGCCGGCCGCAGTGGCAGGTGTTATTCCAGCAGCTGGATTCAAAGGCACAGTGGACAGAGCAACATTGAATTCAGCAGTGAGTAAACTGGTTGGTAGCAGTAAAATACCGGCGCAGCTTTTTAGTCCACAGGCCGTTGATATTGCTTCATTAGAAGCTGCCGCCCTGCAAGCAAAAGCTGCACTTAACGGAAACATACCAGGTGGCCTTGCTGGACTCAACGCAAATGCCAACTCTTTTGTTAACTCTTTGGGAGATCCCAACGCACCTCCTTACACCGGTGACGACCCAATTATTAGACAACGATTGGGACTGCCTCCAATACAGACAGCCTAACTGAGTAAATACAATATGACAACATTTGTAGGATTCAACACAATAGGACAAACCAAGAAATTTACATTGGTAGATTTTGAATTGGTCAAGCGCGATCTGCTGAATGCTCTTAATATACAGCAAGGACAACTGCCAGGTCGTCCAGGTTATGGCACCTTGATATACAGTTACATATTTGAAAATCAAACACAAGACACTGAACGAGCCATACTGGCAGAAATACAGCGTGTGGCCAGTTTAGATCCAAGAATTTTTATACAGTCAGCTGCTATGTTTCCGCAAGAAAACGGCATATTGGTTGAGCTGCAAGTGACGATGGTACCGGGACAAACAACTGAATTTTTAAGCGTGTACTTTGATCAACAAACCGCCAGTGCCAGTTACGCATAATACTCACACATAAACTGGGTGGTTTATTATCTCCATAAATAATCTACAAGATGGATTATTATGGCAAAAACTACTAGACAAACCGCAGTATTTGGTGTTGAGGATTGGAAAAGAATCTACCAAACTTACCGCGAAGCCGACTTCCAAAGTTATGACTTTGAAACTCTGCGCAAGAGTTTTGTTGACTATGTACGACTGTACTACCCGGAAACATTCAATGACTACATTGAGTCGTCAGAATTTATTGCCATACTGGATGTGATGGCATTTATGGGTCAGTCATTGGCCTTCCGCACAGATTTAAACACTCGTGAAAATTATCTAGACACTGCTGAACGCCGCGACAGTGTGGTCCGCCTGGCCAATTTGGTAAGCTACACACCCAAACGCAACACCGAAGCCAATGGATATCTCAAGGTGTTTTCTATACAAACAACAGAAAATGTTGTGGACTACAACGGCATCAACCTGGCCAACATCACTGTCAACTGGGCTGACCCTACAAATTTTGATTGGCAAGAACAGTTCAACGCCATTATAAATTCTTCATT